ATCTATCATATCAATCTATACCCCCCGCCCCAGTCACCTATTCTGCCCCTAATCTTTTCTTTTGGAAGACCATCTTCATCTCTAGATGAATCGTTATCTACCCCACCTCTAGACCAAGTATGTATGTCTATTTCTTTTACTCTGTCTCTTTGGGCATGCACAATGGCGTTGTATACAGATCCACACATAGCATCAGCCAAGTCCTTAGATTTCTTTCTAGGATGATCTACACGGTTTCCCATAATTCTAAGTTCTAATAACTCTTCAAGTAAAATATCTATATGTGGTGCTATTACTCTATCTTCATATACGAGCATAGATAAATCTTCATAATGTTTTTTAGCAACTGAAAGAGTTTCTGTTTTTATTCCTACCTGTTTTAATTCGTTTTGAATATCAAAAGATTGCCAACGATCAAATGTTACTAGGCCAAGATTAAATCCTGACCTTCTCAAATCTATAATCCAATTTTTAACTTCACTAAGATCTACAGGGCCCTCCCTCTTTGGCTCCCACCATGCAATAGCATCTACAACTACAAATGGAACTATCTGTTCATAATTATTAAATGACTGAACACTTACCCATTTATCAACATGAGCAATTGAAACAGCACACTTGTCGTGCTTTTGTGCTAAGTCTGCGTGAACAAAATATTCAACATCTTCTTTAGGTTTAAATGTTAAATCAAATCTTCTATTAGCATCTAAAGGATTTCTATTTGACAATGCTCTTTCAACTTTTTCTCTAGACTTAAAAAAAGCATCTGAAGATACTGTTGGCATACAAGCAAAACGCATTAGTGCATCTGATGCATCTGTAAAGAATGCAATTTTAAAATCTTCAATACTTCTAGTTGGATTCATTTCCCATGTTGGTCTACGTAATGCGAAAACTCCGGGGAACTTATAAGACAAAATGCTATCTTCTTCCCACTCAATACTAAACTTATTAGAAGGATCATCTTCTGACAATAAAGGATTTATTGTAAACTCATGTGTTCTAAGAATAGTTTCTTTATCTGCCACAACGTCTTCATATCTTTGTGAAATAAAATCACCCTTGTATCTTGGAAATGAAAGGAGTATGACTTTGCCATAGTCTGGAAAACGAGAGTCTACAGAGCCCCTGAAGGCCTTGTAAAGGTTATCTGCTGTCTTTCCTTGATCATTGCCACCAGCATTCTCCATTGCAAACCCAGAGATTTCATCAAGCACGGCTAGCATCAAGTTTAATCCTTCTGCAGATTCTCTTTCTGAATGTCCAGAGTATACAGTGATTGACTTATTAAACTCTATATTGTCTACCTTTGCTTCGTATTTTCCAGCAAACCAAGGGGATCCTTCAATCTTTGATTTAAAACCTTTAAAGAAAACATTCTTTGCTTGCTGTGCGTTAACAGCAACGTTAATTAAATCTATCGCATCATTCGATGGTTTCCCAAAATACCTCGATGGATCTTTGAGGCATAAAAGTTTATAGACAATATAAGCACAGCCAATGGTAGAAGTATGATCTTTACCACTACCTTTTCCACACATAAGAATAACTTCTTGCTTTGTATATTTTTTATAATGTTTATCACCATCTTCTTTTCCTAACCATCTTTCAACATCTTCTTTTTTATAAATTTGACTCATACATTCAACAAGTGTGTATTGATATTCAGAAAGTTCTGGCATATTAAGATAGTCTTTACTTCTTACAAATGTTTCAACATCCACTGGCATTTCTTCAAAAGGACTTTCATCAAGTGCTTCGATGAATTCACTAAAATCAATCGTTGTCAATTACCATCACCTCTGTTTGCACCTCAGAAAGTTTCATCATAATTTCATTTCTAATCTCTGGATGCTTTGAGGCTACTTCTTTTAATATTCCAATGAGTACACTTTGCTTTCTTTCCATCTCAATAATTTGTTCTGCTATTTCTTTATTATCTAGCAACCCTGCCTTTTGTAGCATTTCAAGTCTTTTGCTTTCAATATCTGCTATCAGTTTGATAGCGGTTGTTTTTGCTGTAAGGTTGGCTGTTGAATCAGCAGCATCAATAACCTCGTATGTTTTTTTAATTAAAGATGAGTAGTGTTGATCAGCACCAGCAAGAGCCTCTTTTGCTCTCATGTGAATGGCCTGATTATTAGATATCATAGAACGCCAGTCATTAAGAAGTGCCATAACTTTTTGACGTGGAATTGCTAAGTCTTTTGAAATTTGAGATGCGTCAGATCCTTTTAGGTATTCTGAGGCAACCTGATTAACTAGGTCTAAATGCTTTACTAAATCATCATTCATTATCTAATGTCCTTAATAATACAAGATATCCAATAAGATCTAAGATAGTATCTTCTGATGCATACTCTTTGCCTTTATGTATTCTATTAAGTTTATCATCAATACGAATATATAATTGTTCTTTTGGGTCTGACTTACTAAATATATTAATAGGATGGCTATATGAACTGCCATATGATTTATTCTTATTGATAAGTAGTTCTGCTATATCTAGACATTCATCTAATATCTTTCTACCCGCAGGTGCTTGGGTTGAGATATCACGAATAAACTTCATGCGATCTTCAAGTTGTTTTTCAAAATCTGGATACTTATAGTCAGCCATTATTTTCTCTTTGACTTTTTGATTTGGAACTTGGCCATATAGACATAGATAGTTTCGAGGCTAACTCCGCATTCTTTAGCAACTTCATTAGGAGTTTTCTTATCAACATTAATCCTTTTTTTTAGCCATGCTTCACTTGTATATAACTTCATTTTATCACTATCCCCTGCTCTTGTCAAGATTATGAGGTTGATCTACCAACTTGTTCCAATTTTCAGAAGAGTACCAGCCAATAGCAACTGAGTCAGCAACGTCATCATCTTCTAACTCTAAATCAAATTGAATATTAACTTTTCTAATAGTCTTACCTTTTCTTAATTCTCTTTCTTTTGTTTTATAAAACGAATATGACTTGTCTTCTCCGTATAGATCTCTAACGGCTAACTTTTCTTCCTTTGTCAATTTACCATTACCAATCCAATTTTGCCACGACACTGGTGAGCAAGATACTATAGGGGTCTTTCTATACATTTGAGTACCACCAAGAATTGCACCTTGAACAAGAGAAAGGTTTATAGCAGTCTTTTGTGAGTTTGTAAAGATCGCTGATTCAATTACTATTGCATCTACATCATAGTCTTTTAAAAATGCAGATATTTTTTTTGCTGCATCCCCTGTTTTTTCATATACATGATTTCCATAAAAATTAACCTTACCGTATTTAATAAGTTTTCTTTCTGTAAATACAGAAAAAGCCATTGAGTTGGTTGAAGCATCAATTGCCAGTATTGTATTTGGCTGACCTATATATCTTAATTTACTTTTGCTCATAGTCAAAAAAATCCTTTATCTCTCTTATAGTTCTATCTAATTTTTTATTATTAACAGAACAAGTATCGCAAAAACCATTGTCATTATAAATGCTAAGACTGGTGTTACAACCACCAGCACAACGGCGATCTTTCCCAATTCGCTCTTGGGCTTTTGTAATCTTGTAACGCTGTTGTATTTTTTGTTTAGTTGCTTCAGACCTGCATTCACTGTTGCAATAAATTTGATTTTTAGTTGGTGTATCAAATGATTCATCGCACCATTCGCAATACTTTATCATTCAAGTTCTTTCCTTCTTTCTATTTTTATTACACCCTTGTCTCTAGAATCACAGACCTTTTCTATAGGACATGACTTGCACACCTTAGAATCTTTTCTATATCCTCTTTCTGGTAATTCTTTATCGTCAAATGCTTTTTTAACCTTACGCATCCAATCAAAGAAGTAGTCTATAAACTTAACATAGTCTTCATTTGCAACAACTGGTATAACCAATATTTCATGAGTATTTTTATTTTCATAAACAATTGCACCTACTTGTTGCTTTAGTATCTTCATATAGATTAATAATTGTTCTATATGATATGAACTAGCAGTACCCTTTGCTTTATGATATTCAAAAGCCTCGTTCTTTGTTGTCTTAATTTCAAGAAGAACTAATCTTTCTTCTAACTTAACCATAGCATCAGCATATCCAAAGATTGGTGGATCTTCATTAACAATCTGTTGCTCACTCCATTCAAGAATTCCTTGAGCCTCTAAAGCACCTTGAATTCTTTCATGACTACTAGATCCTGTATTCATGTTGGCATAATTAATACCTGTATTTTTTTCTTCCCATTCATTACCCTCAAATGCCAAATACCAATATCTTGCACAATGACCATTGCCAAAAACTAATGTAGATGGGCTAAAGGTTTTCTTTTTAATAAAGCCAGCCTTGCTAGATACTTTCATATGTCCTTCATGAATATGATCTGCAATCTTACTTAAATCCATAGTTGGTTCTTTTTTCTTAACCATTTTATTTACTAATCCCTTTGTCATTAAAAGTTCCTAACACTATATTTAAGTGCATCAACAAGTTTATCTGTTGCTTCTCTAATTGCATAGTACATATTTTTTTTAGCCCTATCATCTTTTTTTACATGTGAGTACCATGCAGCCATCATTGCAAATTTTGCAGAATAGGCTTGTAGTTGAGTAATTAGCAGGGTTGCTTTTGCTGCTGGCACATCTGGATTGACTATTAACTTTGCAACTATACCAAGTGTTTTTTCAAACTCTTCATCTTTCATATATTCAGACATCTCATTGAAGGCTGTTAGTTTATTAAGTAACTCTACTGTAGGTTCCATTATTGTTTCTCTCTTAGTTGTTCAAATACTTCCCACTCAATTATAGCAAGTCTTACCTTTTTTTGTCCTGATCCAAGCACTACCATTAATACTGGATCTTTTTTTCTATCTACTTTCATTGTGTCTGACACAATCTTAGCCCAAGAGTCTTGGCTGACAGAATAGGATTTAGAATACTCTTTGACATCTACAACGAAGTCATCCAGTGATCCATCAGCCTTGACTGGTCCTCTACCTGAGTTGATATGCGGCTTAGCACCAATACGTTTTAGTTCTGAACGCTCGCTCATCAATACCCCTTTATGTTAAAACTAACTTTAGATAAATGCTTTTCAGCACACATCCACGTTAACTCTTGTGTTTCTTTATACATTCTTGCTGTTGCTGTTATTGCTTTACATGTATGGCAAACAAACTTACCAGGATATAAAGTATATTTATTATTTAATTGTTGATTCAAGTTCTTTTAGTTTCTCTGGGTTTTCTTTTAGGTATTCAATTACTTTTGCTCTACCCTGTAATCTTTCACCTAGAACTGTATACCAAGCCCCACCCTTTTCAATGGTTCCCAATAGTTCTGCAGTATCTACAAGATCTGCTACCTTATCTACTCCAATGGTATCTCCATCAAAATAAAAATCATATTCTCCAGCAAGGAATCCTGGACCAGTCTTGTTAAAGTCGATATGCCAGTTAACCTTTCTTCCAACCTTGCCTTCAATTAACTTATCTCCTACTGCAATCTTTGACTTTAATGCATTATTATCAGAATCACTTGACCATAGTTTTACTACGGTACTAGAGAAAAACTTAACTGCTAGTCCACCTGTTGGCATATGAGAAGCATACATTGCACCAATGTTGTTTCTTAATTGTGATATCAATACTAATAGTGTTTGCCCATCTTGATTATTGGCATAGTTAAGCATCTTAACAGCGTTAGTCATATCCTTTGCTTCAGCACCAATTTGCTTAGTGTTCTCTAAAGCCTTTAGTTCATCAGAATCTTTTTCAAAATAAATAGCAGGTAGTAATGCAGAAATAGAGTCTACTATTATAATATCTATCTTTGCTTTCATTAATTGAGTAGCAACATCTACCATGTCATTAATAGTCTTAGCAGCAGAATATATTAATTTGTCTGTGTCTACCCCAAGTTTTTTAGCCCACTCTGGATCAAACGATTGTTCTGCATCTATCCATGCACACAACTTTCCTTCTTTTTGTGCTTCGCCAATCATCTGCAAACAGAATGATGACTTACCAGCAGACTTGTTTCCCCAAACCAAAACTTGTCTTCCATATGCGAATCCGCCTTTTAATGCATTGTTAAGACTTATGCTTGGTGTCTTTTGTTTTATTACTTCAACGTCTGTAGCGTTGCTTAGTCTTTTTCTTAAACTAGGATCTAGTTGTGATAAGAACTCTTCTATTTGTATTGACATTATTTAATTACCTCATTCAGTATTAAGGAACCATCTTCTGATTTTCCAAATGTCATTTTAGATACAGTGCCTGGTTCGCATTTCATATAACCCTCAGAAAATTGTCTAGGGAAAACTATAATAGGTTTCATTTCACGATCAGAGTTAGCAACTATCATATGAGCCATCTTCTTTCCAGCCTTGGTTACTCTAGGTTTAAATGATAGCACATAATACTCTTCTCCGCTGTAAGGCAAAGACTTATAGTTTAAAAATTTAACTAAACTGTTTGTATTAAAGTTTTTAATTTCATCAACAATTATTGCTTCACTAATTCTATTGGCTCCAACTAAAAATAGATATGTTTTTCCTTGTTCAATTTTAGTTTCTTCTTCATCGAATACCCCTAGCATTCCAGTAGCGTCCATTATTTCTATTCTGGACCAACCTTTGCCTCTCTTAATATTTTTAACAACACCCATAATAATGTGAACATCGGTTTCTTCAAAATCTTCAATGTCATCTATGTACGCATAGTAGTGAGGTGGAACACTTGTTGTAAACTCTGGAAGATTTAAATACTCATATAGGTTTTCTTTAACTACGCTTTCTTGTCTAGGGTTATCTGGAAACGCTAATGCACCTATTGCATTTAGTGCTTGAACTGCTCTAACATTAATTCCGCTACCCTTTTTAGAAGCAAGTGCTGTAAATTCTTGATATGAGGCATACGGTCTGTAAGCCATAATCTTAGAAGACACGCCATCTGATATCCATTTTACAGAAGATAATCCAAAACGAATACCTTTTCCTTCTATTGTAAAATCTGATTCAGATTCATTAACGTGTGGTAACTTAACTGCAATGCCCATTCGTTTTGCTTCAATTAAATATTCTGTTCTTGCATCTTTGTCTTGTTCATTTCTTAACAAACAATACATAAACTCGATTGGATAATAAAACTTTAACCATGCTGTCCAATAAGATAACATAGAGTATGCAACTGCGTGTGATTTATTAAATGAGTAACCTGCGTGAGCCTCAAAGTCATGCCACAATGCCTCTGCTTTAAATGGAGTAATATGATTTGACGCACCTACAACAAATCTATCTTTAAATTCGTCAAACTCTTTTGCATCTTTTTTCTTACCAATAATCTTACGTACTTTATCTGCTTCTGACATTGTCATGCCACCGAGATGAACACAAGCCTGCATTACTTGTTCTTGATATAAAACACATCCATATGTATCTTTTGTAAACTCTTGCATAATAGGATGAATATACTCTGTTATTGTTTTACCATGTTTTCTTGCAAGATATGTTTTGCCAATTGTATTCATAGCCCCTGGTCTTACAAGAGCATTAGAAGCAGCCAACTCGTCTAAGTTAGAAACTCCCATCTTAACAAGTAGGTTTGTGTACGGTGTTGCTTCACACTGAAACACACCTTTAGTTCTTCCATCAGAAAGCATGTCATAAACTTTTTTATCATTTAGATCAATGTCGTTTAGTTTTATATCTATCTTGTGACGTTTCTTTATTGACTTTATTGTTTCATCAATTACCGTTAGTGTTTTTAATCCTAACACATCAAGTTTAATAAGTCCAATGTCTGCTGCTTCATCCATATCTACGGCAACAACTGGAATTCTGTCTTTTGTTCCAGGTGCTAACCTTGTTTCCATTGGAGCATATTTAAAAATAGAATCTTTTGCTGTAACAACTCCTGCTGCATGTATACCTGTACCACGAATACGTCCACGTAGTTGTTCTCCATACTTAACTACTTCTGGATACTTCATTCTAAACCATTGAGCACTTTTGCTACTTGTAAAGTCATCCCAGTCATCAACATTTTTTAATACTTTATTTACATCAGACAATGGCACGTTGAATGCTCTTGATACGTCTCTAACAATACCCTTACCTTTAAATTCTAAAAATGTAGCAATGGATGCAACGTTCTTATATTCTTCTTCTAAGTATCCCTTTAATTCATCACGTCTTGAATCTGCAATATCAGAATCAATATCTGGAAAATCATTTCTTTCTGGATTAACAAATCTAAAAAATAGAAGTCCATACTTAATAGGATCAACATCGGTAATACCAAGTGCGTAGCATACCAAAGATCCTGCTGCTGAACCACGACCTGGCCCAACTAAAATATCTTGAGACTTAGCCCAGTTAAGCATATTTGAAACAATTAAAAAGTATGGAGAAAAGTTTTTGTCTCTAATAATATCTAACTCTTCCTGCATTCTTTCTTTGTATTTTGGAATATCATATAGATTCTTTTCTTGCATGCCCTTTAATACTAAATCAACAAGAGCCATATGAGGATCTTCTACTTTAGTAGGCAGTAAGTCTAATCCAGATTTAATATCATAATCTTCTATCTTATCTGCTATCTCTATTGAATTAGTATAGATATCTTCTCTTTTAATACCCTGCATATTCATCTGTTGTTTCATCTCTTCATATGAAAGCAAATGGATATCAAAAGATCTAAATGACATCTGTCTATCTGCTCCATAAAGATAATCTAAACGTTTCATCATGTCGTCAATCTTTTGAGACTTATCAAACTTAGCCTCTTTATCTAGTTTGGCATGTGTGTTTAGCAATAGCATAATTTCTTGTACAACCTTTTGATCAACTGTTGAATGATGACAATCTGGGGTCACAACAGATTTAATATCCATGCTATCTGCAATTTCTAACAATTCATTGTTTAATTCTTTAGAGTTATGTGGCATTACCTCTACATAAAAATCATCTTTAAACACATCTTTAAACCACTTTAAAAGTCTTTTTGCTTCTGCATATTCTTTATGTTCTAATGCCTTTGCAATCAGGCCAGACATGCATGCTGATAAAACAATCAGCCCATCTTTATATTTTTCTAATACTTCAAAATCAATTCTAGGTTTTTTATAAAAGCCTTCTGTCCATGCTATTTCATTTAGTCTATTTAAATTTTCTAATCCTTGTTGGTTTTTAGCAAGGATAACAATATGATTATATGTTAAATCTAATGGTCCATTTCTTTCTGACTTATCTCTTCTATCAAATCTATCATGAGTAATATATCCTTCTATACCAAGGATTGGCTTTATACCCTCGGCTTTTGCTGCACGATACATAGAACGATGTCCAGATAGTGCACCGTGATCTGTAATGGCTATGGCTGTCATACCGTTTTGTTTTGCACGTTTGCAATACTCTTCTGGAGTTGCAACACCATCCATTAATGAATAGTGTGTATGAACGTGTAATGGAACGTAATTCAAGCCATAGCCTTTCAGATTATTTTCTTTTTACCACTCTGCTGCTGCAGATGTAGTTGGATTATTAAATCCTAGATAGAACGCTTCTTGTTCTGCGTAAGGAAGTTCACGAATAACCTTATCTAGATTAAATGCTTCGTGTGATCCCCAGTTAAATGGTTCTGCATCTTGTTTTCCTGGAAGAAGGATGTATGTTGTTTCTGTACCCTTTCCATTTCTTTTCAATTTCCAGATCATGTTGCTAAGGCTACTTGAGTCTGCTGCAAATTCACGAATAGTGCTGAATGTAGCAGTTTTGCTAACACCCATACTCCAGACTGCAACCTTTGGTTCTTCTGTTCCGTTATCAACTAATACGTTGCAATAGAAACGAAGACGTGCTCTCCAGCCACTCTTTGGTTCTTTGCGATACATTTCGCAACCAAAGCAACGGCCTTGAGTATCTGTGGTACATGCCGCTTTTCTTTTATAATCTTCTGGATTTGTATGTTCACTTAAAACAATTGCAAGACCACGCTTTTCTTCATAGTTTGGTGAGTCTGCATCTAGTTCACTTACGAAGCGAATTTGTACACTTTCGCCATCATCTAGTTTAAGCCAATTAACTTTGGCCCCACTATTTTCTACCTTTGTTCTGTCAAGAATTGCTTCTATATTCTTGAGTCCTTTTATAATTGCCATATTTCTCCTTAGTATTTGTCCTGTAAATGGACTTACCTTATTGTAGCATTGACAGTACTATGTTGTCAAATTTTGCTACAAATTCTTTTAATTCATTATCAGACAATTCAGACACATCTTTTACACCCTCTGGAAGTTTAGCAACTATACATTTGCCTGTACCAAGGTCCGTGATCAACTTGTTAGACATATTAGTTCCAGCATCATCATTGTCACCAAGGGCAATAACTTGATTAAAATATTGTTTTAATAATTTTCTTTGCTCTTTGGATATTGTTGCACCTAGTGTGGCAACGGCATGAACGCCAATCTGCTCTAGTCTAATCGCATCAAATGAAGACTCCACAACAAATATCTTATCTACTCTTTTATTTCTCCATAGGTTAAATAAAGTTTTACTCTTAGGTAAATCTTGTGTATTTTTAAATACCTTGCCCTCTATTGATCTACCCACAAATCCTATGCATGTTCCGTCTGGTGAGTGAACAGGAATAGTAACCATGTCTTGAGTTAAAGAGTATCCTAGTTTATACTTCTCAACACTTTCTTTAGTAATCTTTCTATTAGAATAATACTTAATTGCTCTTTCACTTTCAAAAACATTTTTGTGTAATTGGTCTATTGATTCTAGTGAGTATTGTTTAAAAATTACTTTCTTTTCTAAACTACCGCTTAATTGATCAACTAAGTTTCTACTATCTGCTTTAGAGTCTATGAGTCTCATTGCTTCAAAGTAAGATCTTTTACTTATGTGCATAATTACTTCTACCAAAGTTTTAGATTCTTGACATGAGAAACACCAAAATATTCCTGTTTCTTTAGATACCTCTCCTGCTGGAGATCTATAGTTATTATGAAAGGGGCAAAAGATCATTAAATCATTATCTAACTCGTACTGTATGTCAACGCCAGCGGCTACAAGACTTCGCTTGACTTGCTCTTCTGAGTAGTAGGTAACATTATTGGGTTGTTTTTGTCTATTCCTGCTATGCACTTTGCTTTATCCTTACCAACGTGTACCCCATATACTGATAGCCTGAACTTAAACGCTTTACCATTATACGATAATGTAAAGTCTGTGTCAATATCATACCTAGGAACGTATCCGTTATTTCTCATAGCGGATTCAAGCATAAATATATATTGCTCTTTTAATCTAACAATTTGAGAATCATCATATATCTCGCCTTCTAGATCAAACTTCTTTATTGACTTGTGGCTATACATACAATAATTATATACTTAGATTAAGATTTGTCCTCAAAATCCTTATATATAAATCTGCCAGAGTCAAAGTCAACATCTATCATAAAGTCTCCAGAAAAGCCGTGTCTATTCTTTCTAAAGGCACATTCTAGAATTGTTGTACCCTGTGCACGACCTAGTGCTAAAACCCAGTCTGCATCATAGGCTAACTGTTTTGACCAGGCTACCTGACCTAATGATGGAACACTGTTCATGTCTGTAGCATCGTCTGGAGTTGCTGATGCAATTGCAACAATAGGAACTTGTGCAGATATTGCAAGGACTTTTAATTCTCTAGAAATACTTTTAATTTTTACAACTTCATTATCTGTTGGAACGTTTGATTGCATCAACTGAATATAATCAACAAATACAATGTCTGGAGAATACTGATCTATTTTTCCTCTTAATACAGAAGTAGATAATTCCCCTATACCGTCATTTGAAACAATGTGAAATGGTGGCATATTAGATAAGTGTTGTTGGCCCCAAAGATTAAATGATTCTTCATCTACTTGTCCAGATGTAAGTTTTCTATGTGAGAACATTCCTTGACCCATGATTGTGTAAACACGATTTCTAACTTCTGTTTCCGTCATTTCAAGAGATATAACTAGTGGCTTTCTTCCATTCTTCCATGCTTGAACAGCCATAAAAAGTGCAAGCCAAGATTTACCAATAGCAGGATAGGCAAGAAGAATGCCAAACTGACCAGGAGTAATCCCAGCCGGAAGATAGTTGTCAAACCCCGCAAGACCTGTTTTAATACCATAGTTCCCCTTTTCGTTTAATTCTTTAACGTGATGAAAGTGTGCTAGTGCATCTTCTATATCTGTAGCATCAACATCTCTAATGTCAGCAGTTATCTTTTTTAATTCTGAAGTCTTTCCAATCAAAGTATTCAAAGCATCATTAGGTTTATTGTCCTGCAACTGTTTCGCTGTAGACATTAACACATTGCTTAGACTATCTTGTAAATACGAAGTTCTTAATTCTTCTAAATGATATTTAGTATTTCCTATTTCTCCAATAGGATCAAAGTCTCTAAACTTTTCTACTACCAAAGGTATTGATGGAACTACAGAGTTTTGTTCACTGTATTGTTTTATGAATTCCCATACGTCTTTGTGAGTTCTAAATAAACTATCTGGGTTTGCTTGTAATAGTACATGCAGTTGCTTATCTTTTAGTACCGCTGAAAGTACCTTGGCTTCTAATTCTGCAGACACTACTTTAACCACTCTTTCGCTTGTTCACGCATTATTGCACGAACTCTATCATCTTCTTCTTTCAACTTCTTTGCTGAATATATTTTATCTGCATTATATGCAAACCATTTCCATGTTGGACTTGCACTTACTGCAAAGTAATATTCTACCAAATCGTAACAACCTTGTAAAGTATAAGACTGGATCAATGAGTCAGCAGCCCACTGTTCTACGTGCATATTCATAGTATCGTCTAAACCTTTATCTTTTAGACGTTTTCTAAATTTAGTAAGAAGTGCAAACTTTTGCTGCTTGTTTGTCACTACTCTAGTTCTTTCTTAGCCTCATCTACTTTGGCTACCACTTGATCTTCAACGAATTTATAAACACGATCCATCGCTAAATCCATTGTTTCGCCTTCTCTTAAAAAATCTGTACAACCAAGGTCGACTCTTAGACTTTGAAAGTTTCCAAGATTTAAGGTATAGCCTAGCGTAACTGATACTGATGTTTTGTCAGACATAATTTACCACGTTTCTTCTGCCCAAACAGGGATAAATTCCCCATTCTTATTTTGCGTATATAACATAATAGCATCTCCTATCAAAGAACGCAACTCCTTTTCGGTAGGAATATTTTTTCTAGGAGTAATCCTGCCATCCTTTCTTGGTCTTCCTGAGTGAATGTGACACATTGCCTCACGGATTGTAAATAAATCTTCTTCTGAGTAGTATGACATTTTTTGCCAAACTCTTTTACCACCTGGGACTGCACCTGTTGGGGGTAAAATAATTTCAGCCTTTATCATTCTTTCAAACTGTACTCTAGATCTTCCAAATATTTTAGTTATGCTCATAAATGTATATGCTTTGATTCTATGTTTTTTAAAATCAGACAATATCATACTTTGCTCTTTATCTTGTATGTAATTATATATAGTGCAGATATTAGATGCTCTGTTAGAATGTATCAATCTAACTAGTTCACCATTTATAAAAAATATAACAGTACTAGGCTTTACAGATGATTGCCATTCTTTTTTGCTATTTCTTTTTCTTTCTGCATTATCCATTGTATTTGTTTACCATACTTTTGAGGGTTATGATACATATCTCGCTTTCCGCATTTAAGACAATATAGTTCCAAATGATCGTGGGATGAAAATACCCTATCAACGAACATTTTGCCGCCGCATTTAGTGCACTTTATCATTATTTGCCATTCTATTAATCAAATTAGTATATCATGTTTTACTGAGGAAGGCCTACGACTATAGCGTTAACACTTAGGTTAACTGTTCCTGCCTCGTTATATCTTACTATGCCCTTTGCAAGACTTGTTGTAATGTTTGTAAGAACTATGGTTACGTTATTTCCTGCATTTGAACCAGTGTTGTTTAAGACTGTAACTGTAACTACAGGGGTATATTTATAACTAGTAGGATAACTTATAGTAAATTCTTCTGTTTGGCCACCGCTGACACTTGTTGCTACAAGGGGCTTTGTTTCAGCATAAAACTTAAGACTTGATGTTCCGACAGATCCTGTATCTTTATTTACCTGAGAACTGCTACTAGCCCTTACGGTAAGAGCGTTAGTTAAAGTGTTAACCTGTTCTGTTATATCATAAATGATATTAACGTCTAGTGGTTGGCCACGTTCTGGTAATGATAGAGCACCCATAATACCTCCAGTATATCACGATAGGGCGTAGATAAGTCCTTCTACGTTTGCAACATCTTGATTAATCTGAGTTACGCTAGCACTTATGTTTGTTACTGATGCTGAAATTGCTGCTGTATCTCTTATGTCTATTAAACTTAAATTGCTTGTTTCAAAAACTTTTAATATGCTAGTTTCTACTGGAAGGTTATCTATGTATTGAGAAGGATATTGACCTTTTATTCTTACGGTAGCACTTCCGCTACTAGGAATATTAATGCCATTAGCATTCATTCTATTATAAAAATTATATCCAGAACTATCCCAATTAACAAAAATATCATAGTTATCTAAATATTCTGTATAGTCATCTGTTACTTGATTAGTTGCAAGACTTACGGACACGGAATCTGTTCTATTGTCATATATTGCACTTGCTGAGAATGAAGGTATTGCTGGAACTACTTGGCTATTGTTTACTATTTTAAATATAGGAGACCAGTATGATACAACGTTTCTATCTTCTGTTATAATTCTAAATCTAAATTTTTGAGTACCGTCTGACATTGGATATGGCAACTCATGAAGGGGCACAATAAACTTTGCCATTAAGAAACACTTACTCCAAATCTATATTCAATATAGTTGTTAGTGTTTTCTACTTTAATAATAGGATATCCATTTGCAGTTCTAGCAACATTGTATCCAACTAGAGAGTATAAGGGATTTACTGTACTTTCATTTTCTAATCTCATTCCATCAAGACATATGTAGTATTGATTATCTGTTCCATTGCCAGTAGTCACGTATGCTGTAATCTTTACTAGATTTACTTGACCCCAGGAAAAATCTGTATCTTTTGTAAAACTTCCCAAAGGTATGTCCAAGATTTTATATCTAGTAGGAAGAACTCCGTTGCTGCTTGCAACATTAAAATCATTTTGAACAAGATTTCTTGTAAAGGTGGCTTTTGGTCTAGATCCGACATTGTTAATAAAGTCTATTTTAATTGTGGTAGTTGCTGGAATTGAGTTTGAGTTAGCAGATTTGTTTACTAGTGACATGGCAAGTCTAATCTTATCTTGAGGTAAGTTCTGGCTAAAGTCAAAATTAAATGTAGAGTTTTCTATTGAATATGAAGAATTGTCTCCTCTAACCATCAAGGCCTTATTTAAAAATCTTGAAGGCTCATGTTTATTTTTTCTATTGGTATCATTAAAAATTCTATCGTTTGCGTTAAAGTAAAAAATTCTATCATTAACACTGATGTCTGTTGTGCTAGTGTTTCCATTATCAAGTGCAACAACTTCTGCTACGGCAGATGCTGATGTAACACTTGCTGAGGTAAAGTTATATAGCCAGGATTCTGCTGTTGAAAATGTCATCAGCAGTTTACTGTCATATTGATTGGCTATAGAGTTTTTTATTGCAGGGAATACGCCTATCTCTGTAATTTGATATCTTTGATCAGATGGCATTTCTGCTTTAAATACAATTTTATCTACCCCATTTTCTCTAACAAATCCTTTAGATAGGATAGGCACTCTAAATATTTCAAAGTCTAAGTTTTTTCTTGTTGCATTATAGTATGGTGACGCAGCGTTTGATTGAGCGAATGGAACATTTCCAGAACCCGCAGCAAGATATGCAGCAAACTCTGGTGCCTGCCCAAGCAGGTATTTTGCTATAATCTGTTTACCATTATTAGTTATCATATTAAGACCTTACCCTATAAATTGTACCACTACTGTCTATTTCAATTTCTACAGATTCATTTGGCCCCATGTTATTTAAATTAATAACTATACTTCCATTTTCAATATAAGCATAATTTCCATCTTCTGGAAGTCTATTTATAAGATCTATTCCATATACGTCAAACAATGAGTTGCTTGATTTTGTAGCAGACAGTAGACTAATAGGATCAAACTCTCTATTGATTGAAGATAGATTAGATATGACATTATAGAAAGGATTTATTCCTTCTACCGTGTCATGCTTGGTAAACTTTGTTAATTCTAAAGAAGATAAGTTTTCAAAAAGAAGGTTTTGTATTTGTGCAACATCAACGCCCGGATCATCTAAATTGACTACAACGTCTCTCGTTGGAATTTTTACTGGATCTGCCATTATACTTCAACCATCCTTAGTTTAGTTTCTGGACCACCTGATGCTGATGAATATTCCATTTCGTAAACGACAAACTTTTTGTCTTTGTCTACGAACCTATATCCGCCAGGCATTACATAGTCTATAGATACTATATCTCCTAATTGTATCGTAGATGCACCAAATACTGATGCCGCAATGTCTTTTCTTTGTCTTAATGTTTTTTGTATAATCCAAGACATAAGCGACTCTGCTTCATCTTTATTTTGAATATACACTGACTCTAAAGAAAATCCTTTTTT